TTTACTGACGATGCAGTTTTCTCAGAAGTTACGTGTAGGCTTAAAAACCATGCAAGTAACTATGCATTATAAAAACGTATACGAATATGACGGAGATTTCAATGCCTTCTTATCGAAGGATAGAATCGACGAAATGATCGCATATAACATAAACGACGTAGAATCTACTACAGAGTTATTAAACCGTCTGAAACCAGACATAGAACTACGTTTGTTTATTGAACAAGAACACGGAATTGATTGTCTATCAATGGATTCTGTGAAGATGGCAGAGGCCTTTCTACTCGAGAAATACTCAGAAAAGTCAGGCATTCCCAAAAATGTTATAAAGGAAATGAGATCTCCTATGGATTATATTCCATTGAAAGATGTCATACTGCCATTCGTAAAGTTCAAAAATCCAGAGTTACATAGCGTCTTAGAGGATATGAGGAAACAAGTAGTATACTCTAAGGAGCGAAAAGGCTATGAGAAGAAGTTCGTTCTCTCAAATATGGTATACTCTGTGGGTGTTGGTGGAATACATTCTATCAATAAACCAGGAATATTCCTTCCAAAAGATGATGAGGTGATTGGGCATGCAGATGTGGCGTCTATGTACCCGTCCTTGCTAATTGAACATCAATTAGGTCCTCGTCATCTAGGAAAAATATTTTGCGAACTGATTGCCCAGTTGAAAGCTGAACGGCTAGAAGCAAAACATACTGGTCAGAAGACTAAGAACTTGTTTCTGAAGATTGTGCTCAATTCTCCTACTGGTAAAATGCAGCAGGAAGAGAGTTGGATGTACGACCCTTTCAATGTTTTTAGGATAAGAATTAATGGTCAACTAATCCTTTTAATGCTTGTAGACAGGCTTTTAGAGCTTGGATGTGAAATTATTCAGGTCAACACCGATGGTGTGTTCTACAGGGCTAAAAAGGACCTTAGCAAAGCTATTTCAGACGCTATTAAGGAAGTGGAGAGCCTTACACGTCTACAATTCGAATCTGATGAGTATGAATCATTCTATCAATATAACGTCAACGCGTACTTTGGTGTGTTGAAGAGTGGTGAGATAGAAGAAAAAGGTATGTTTATCACTAAAACTAAGCTAGGCAAAGGCTTGTCTCCAGTAGTAATACCGAAGGCAGTGATAAATTACTTTGTGAAAGGAGAACCTATCGAAGAAACTATTAAATCTGATAGAGATATCAGGGATTTCTTAATCAGCAAACAAGTTGATAAGAAGTTTGAAGTGTTGCACGGGGAAAATCGAGTACAACGCATTAATCGTTTCTACGCAAGTATAGACGGACCCTACCTGTTTAAGGATGATGGGGTTAGTCAAGAAAATATGCTAACGAAATCAGGAGTAACAATCCTGAATAAGTTTGACGATCTACCGATAGAAGACCGAAAGGTTAACTATCGTTACTATATCAGTGAAGCAAAGAAAATAATCTCTGATTTCACTGAACAACAGCTAGAATTATTTTAGTAATTAACTTAGAACCTAAGAGTCAATGGTATGATTATTGAAGTAAACTCAAAACTCTTGGACGAGTTCCCAGAGTTAAATTCAAGTCAGTTACTCTTCCTAAGTATGGTATTGGATAAGAATCAACCAAAATATCAAGACGTCCGCAAAATTGTCAGTCTGATTAGCGACGATGATATATCATACTTAGTTTCTCAAGAGCTAGTCACCTCGATAGAGAGAGATGACTCAATCACATATCAGGCAACCGAAAAGCTGAGAGAAGCGGTCTCTCTAGAGAAATCATACTTTGATATTTTCTATGATATGTATCCAGTGTACGTAATGCGCTCTGATGGTACTAAGTGCTATTTGAGGGCAAATGTTAATAAGTGTCGACATTTCTTCAACACTAAGTGTGGGAGAAGTTCTGCTATGGCAGAGCACATCATCAAATGTCTATCGTATGAAGTTGAAAAACGAATGCGAGAAGGTAGTTTGAGTTATATGATGACAATGTGGAACTGGTTAACAAGAAGTCAATGGGAAGCTATTGAGGAAGAGATGCAAGATACAGCTAAACCTGTAAATTCTTATGGAACAGAACTTATCTAACGTCGTAAGGCCAATGCGAGTTGTGGCTCAAGAGGCCATAAACTATATAGAAGGACGCAGAAGTCATAATGTTACGTCGTTAAAAACAAGATGGGCAAAGTTCAATAAGCAGTGTATGGGAGGTATTGAACCTAATACCGTTTATACCATAGCTGGCATTTCGGGAACCGGTAAGAGTAGTTTTGTTAATACTATGACTACCGACCTAATTGACTTGAATCCTTCTGACAGCATAATTATTCTAAATTTCTCATACGAGATGGTTGGATTTAGGCAAGTGGGAAGAACGTTATCTAATAAGCTGAGGAAAACGACTTCTACCTTGTATAGTTCGGAAACGGACCTAGACGACGCTACCTTCAGAAAGGTCGTCAGTGTTTCTAATCAGCTAAAGGAGTATCCTATCTACTTTGTAGAGCAGCCGTGTACTCCTATGCAAATAGAAGAAATTATAAAATCTTTCTATAACCAGTATGTTAGAGGTACTGGTAAACATTTTGTGATTACATTGGATCATACGTTATTGATAAAGCCTATAGGCTCGCAACTGGACACTATAAGTGAGCTCGAAAGAGTATTAATACAAATGAAGAAATTACCGCTCACGTCCATAATCCAAGTAGCACAGATGAATAGAAATATTGAGCAGTCAGAAAGAATCAACAATCCATTGGGACATTTCCCAATGAGAAGTGATTTGTCCTCATCTGATGCAATGTTTCAGGCCAGTGACTATGTCATGGTCTTACAACGACCAGAGATATTGAACATTCAGGAATACGGTCCGAATCATCTACCTACACAAAACAAAGTATACATGCACATCCTGAAGAACAGAGATGCTGGTAAACCATGTATCCTCGAATTTGAGAACGACCTGATGTTCAACAATTTGATTGAAAGTTAATGCTTCAGATGAAAGTATTAATTTTATAACAGACTGAATATTATGACAAAGACTTTCACCTTTAAGACTAAGAAGAGTACTCCTACCAATAGCTTTATTCCCTTTTATACAAAGTCTTATGAGCCGAATTACTCTAAGATTATTGATGACGGTATTCTTGCTGATATAATTAACAAGAACAGCTACATGTTTGGTACTACGTATACAACGAAGAGTTCTCCTATTATTCTTGACAGCAGCTATCTGAAGGCTGATGATACTCTCATCAAGGCTGCTGATTTCCTTGCCCATTATAAGAATTATAAGAAGAAGTATATTAATCTTCCTTATATTCTTGGCAAGATGTACAAGCTTAGTGATGGTACACCTATCGTTTTCTACGACGACGAGATTCAGATTGGTTTTGATTTCTTTAAGTATTCTGACCTGTCTAATCTTTCGTTCTTGAACGGTATTACCGATAACACGAAGAAGATTATCATTAACATCTACACTACTAGTGCAGCTGATATTAACATTAATCTCTTCAAATAATTTATAGAGCCTATGAGCCTAACATTACCTACAAAACCTATTCCAGCAGAATCTGGAAATCCCGAATTTATGATTCTATATGGAGATCCTAAAGTAGGAAAGACATCTGCGTTAGCACAACTACCAGACAGTCTTATCATCGACTTGGAAAACGGAACCAAGTACGTAGACGCCGTTGCTATACAGGCGCGAACTATAGAGGATCTAGGTAAAATTGCTCAACTAATACGTGCAAAAAACGAAGAGTTGGGTAAAAAAGCTTATCGACGTATTATAATAGATAATTGCTCAGACTTGGAAAAGATATGTTTACCTTATGCTGCAAAACTGTATCGGTCATCCGATATTAAGAATTCAACATGGAAAGGTGAAGATGTACGTGATATACCATTTGGTGCTGGTTATAGACAACTGTATAAGGCACTGGATAAGGTATTTGCAATGTTCCAAGAACTGTGTGATGAATTTGTATTAGTTGGCCATGAGGCTACTAAGACAAAGACTATTAAAGGTATTGAACAAGAAGTAGAAACTCTATCTCTTGCAGGAAACTATGGTATGGATTTACTTAAGCGTGCATCTGCTGTTGGGCATATGTATCGTAAAGGTAATGAAGTACACATAGAATTCTTCGGAGATGACAATACCAGGATGGGATCTCGTCCTCCTCATTTAGCTGGAGAGGATATTGTGATTTCAACTAAGAATGAAGATAAGTCTATAACAACCTATTGGGATAAAGTTTATAAATAATTAGAACCTAAGAGTCAACATTATGTATAGTACAAAAACAGCAACAACAAACAATAACGAGTTTACTAGCTCGTATATGCCTGTAGGCATCAATGAAAACATTACTTTGAAAGAAGTAAACGTAAACAAATCACCTAATGGTCGTGACTTCTTAGAGATTATCTTTGAGAATGAACAGGGCCAGACAGCAACTATGACCGAGTGGAAGAATGAGAAGAACATGTGGGTTAAGACCGATGAAGATCTTCAGAAGCGTGATAACCAGCAGTTTGGTCGTCTTTTGCAAGTTATTGATGCTGCTGTAGGTCCTCATGGTGATTTTGAGGCTTCTTCGTTTGTAGAAATGATTAACTGGGTTAAACAGACACTTATGCCTGCCGTAAATCCAGATAATGTGAAACAGACAATGCGCCTTAAGGTTGTTTATGATAAGAATGGTTATACGAAGGTATCCAATCTCGGTGTTTTCGTTGAACCTATGAGTGTTGCAAAAGATGCGTCGCAGATTAAGCTTTGGAAGAACGATCTTCTGGAGCGCCCCGTCGTTCCTGATAAGGAAGACGACCCGCTCACTACAAGTGCTCCGGTGACTGCAGACGCTACAGGTGCTGACGACCTACCATTTTAATAAACCATTAATTTTACATCCACAGACAATATCTGATCTAGGAGATTTACTAAGCGATAACGCAAAGCAAAATTTCAAGTGTTGGTATTTTAAACCACACAAGATGTATATTGGAAATGGTTTATTAGAACAAATGGTCAGAAATGGTGCTGACAACCGATAATACAGTGACAGACCAGTCGTGCTAAGACCACGTTGTTCAGTTACGTTATGTGTACTCAGTAAAGAACTATAAGATCCGGAAACGGGGAAAGCTGGGGTGTAATAACGAGTGTGGTACTGTCTGTCTGACCACACTATTATAAACGGTCAGTGGTGGAAGACTGACGGTAAATCCGTCAGCCCCTTCAATATAGCTTAAGCTTATGTATAGTACAAAAACAGCTATCACAATGAGTCTTAGAGACTTGTTGGAGAAAGTGAGTGACTATGACATCTATGCTTATTATCTAGGTAAATTTAAGCCTGGAAAACTAATGAATAGCCCCTTGCGCCCAGACGATAAAATCCCCAGCTTTGCCATATTTCCTGGCAAAACTGGTGGATTATTATTTAAGGATCATGGGACTGGAGAAGCAGGTAATGCTCTCAAATTCATCAAACTATACCGAGGTATTGATACACGTGAAGAACTTGAGCGTGAGCTCTTAAAAATAGTTCGACAAGTGAATCCTGCTCAGACAGTACGAAAGGCCGTTAGAATGGCTGAAAATGCGTCTGAGACGCTTATAGGGATAGTAAGACAACCATTTACTGAAGTTGATAAGAAATATTGGAAGCAATTTCATATATCTACTGATACATTAAAGAAATTTAATGTGTTTAGCATTAAGTACTTTCTTTGTAATAGAGTCGTCAGAGGAACCTACAAAGAAGATAATCCTATGTATGCATACAAAGTGTATGATAAATTTAAAATTTATCGCCCACTTGCCTCCAAGTATACTAAATGGCGTACCAATCTGACAAATCGGCACGTTCAGGGATTAGCCGAGTTGCCTCAGGAGGGAGGTAATCTCCTCATCATAACAAAGTCCTTAAAGGATGTGATGTGTCTTTATGAGATGGGATTTAATGCTATAGCAGCTTCAAGTGAAACTACATTTATACCAAATGATATAATGGAGTCTCTACGTAGTAAGTGGAAACATATTATTATACTCTATGATAGAGATGCTGCAGGAATGCGGAATGCTCGAAAGTATAGTAAAGAATATAAGCTAGATGCTATATTCGTTCATAAGAAGTTTAAAGCGAAGGACGTATCTGACGCTGTTAAAGGAAATTCGTTCTTCGTAATAAAAGAATGGTTAACTAAAACAGTTGAAAGATATGGTTGAATGTATATTTGGTTCCGTTATAGGAACATTGATTGGTTTACTTGGTGCCATATATATTGCTGAATGGCAAATTAACAAAGACATCAAGAAGATTAAGAAACTGATTGAGGACGCTAATACTTTTAAGATAACACTTAAAAATGAAATCTTCCGGA